CTACATCATCAGCACAGCCAAGGGCGCAGACCTTGACGAGATTATGCCACCGCAAGGCTATCACTGGGAAGACGAATCATAGTAACAAGCAAGGACACAAGCACTATGTAAACAACCTATTAACATATCAGCCCCAAGCTAGTAACTTGGCACGGGAGCTGCAGCACGCCGGATGCCAACTTACTGCGAAAAAAAATGAAAAAAAATGCACTCTACCCCTTGACAAGACCCCCTCCTGTGGTATATTATAGTAGTTCGTGAGGGTATTCCGACTTCCCCTCGGCTCACGGACTAAGAGCGGGTACTTCCCGGGCGAAAAATCCCGGCATCAAGGCCTCCCGAGCGGGAAATCGCTCGGGCTCTTTAGTAACTTGTGAGCGAGCGGCCAGCACGCCGGATGCCAACTTACTTGAAGAAAGTTATTAACAATGCTTGACAAGAGGGTGTTCCTGTGCTATATTGTACCAATGAATAACAACGACGACGAACAAACACAAAGACTCCTTGACGCTATTTGCGAGGGCATCAACCTTCCTTCCGAGGAAGAAGAACAAACAACCGCAGAACTGCAAGACAACTAAAATGATTATCGCAAGCATAGTCTTTACTGTTAGTATTTTCTCAATCGTGCACCAAGTAAAACAGAGGTGTAATTATTAAAATGGAAAACGACCCCTTACCTCCCGCGCCAGACTTCGCAGTTTTTCAAAACAGCAGAACTCTGGAGTCTGCGATCTGGACGAAAGAGCTAGGCCATTGGCATCAATGCAACAAGGAAGAATATCCTGCTATTCTCTTGATAGCTACCATGCTGCGCAAGTCTTCTGACCCAACGCACACCATCAACCACATCATGTCACTACCGCCACCTTCTGGCGATGGTGATGCTGAACTCTAGTATGAAAATGAGCTAATAGATTACTACCCCCCCCCTTTTTAAGAAAACATATTAACAAGTTATTAACAGAATCGCAGGGCGGGGGTGAAAATTTATCTGCCCGACAAAAAAAACCCCCTAGTGAATATATATTAATAATTATTTAAATTTATTCGTGCGGTATTTAATTGATTTTGTGCTTTATCCTGCTATTATAGGAATTGTGAAAGGAATAATTCTGACAGGTGGATCAAGCTCAAGACTATATCCTACTGCGTTGGTAAACAATAAGGGGCTACTGCCTATATATGACAAACCAATGGTATATTATCCTCTTTGTACATTAATTGAAAATGGTATTAAAGATATTTGTTTAATTTCTTCTCCTGATCAAATTAACAATTATAGAAAGTTATTAGGAAATGGAAGTAGATTTGGTGTTAAAATTTGTTATAAGATTCAAAAGAAGCCCGAAGGGATAGCGCAGGCTTTTCTGATTGCTAAAACTTTTATTAAAGATGATAAAGTTGCGCTAATACTTGGCGACAATATTTTCTATGGAAGTCGCGTATTTGGCCAAGCTTTTAGAACCTTTAGAACAGGGGGTACTATATTTGGGTATGAAGTAAAAGACCCCACAAGATATGGGGTAGTTAATTTTGTAGAAGGAAAACTCGGTAGCGTTATAGAAAAGCCTGAGGAACCAACTAGCAATTATGCAGTTCCGGGGCTATACTTATTTGATAAAGATGTTGTAGAAATTACTAAAAAATATGTTTCACCCTCTGAGAGAGGAGAGCTTGAAATAACTTCTGTAATTAATCAATATATTGCAAGAAAATCTGTAAAACTAGTAAAAATTAATAGAGGTTGTGCTTGGCTTGACGCAGGGACTCCTAAATCATTACATGAGTCAGCACAGTACATTAAAGTCATAGAAGATAGACAAGGAATTAAAATAGGTTGTATCGAAGAAGCTTCTTTTCGGAGAAAATTCATAAATAAAAAACAATTAATAGAAATAGCGGCCAAAATGCCAGACAGCGATTATAAATTATATTTAGAAGGATTATTATGATATTAGTATTAGGACAGACAGGCTACATAGGAAGCCAATTCATAAATGAGTTAGAATATAGGAGTTTGTCATATAGAGGGATATCGCGCGGTAATATAGATTATACTAATTATTCTGTGCTTTATTCTTATTTAACAACTGATATAGCTAGGAATAATTTTGAATTAGTTATTAATTGCTCAGGGTACATAGGTAGACCTAACGTAGATGCCTGCGAAGATCATAAGGCAGAAACGATAGAGGGAAATGTTGTATTACCAAAAATGATATCGGATATCTGTTCAGACGTAGGTATTCCACTCATACATATATCTTCTGGATGTATTTATAATGGATATGATAAAACGTATACCGAGGAAGACCCACCCGATTTTTGTTTTAAAACTAATAATGGTTCCTTTTATTCTGGATGCAAGGCGCTAGCCGAAGATTTAATTGATAAAGATAATTCTTATATTTGTAGACTAAGGATTCCCTTTGACCAGTTTGACAATCCGAGGAACTACATAAGCAAATTAAAAAATTATGACAAACTATTAAATGCCGAAAATTCAATCTCTCATAGAGGTGATTTTGTTAAAGCTTGTTTGGATTTATTTGAGAATGATTGTCCTAAAGGTATTTATAATATAGTTAATTCTGGATCCGCGTCAACCGAACAGGTTGCGCGACTCATGACTAAATATAATATTAAAAATAATTTTAGCTTTTTTGACAGCGAAGAAGATTTTTACAAATTTGGAGCGAAAGCTCCAAGATCTAATTGTTTGCTCGACAATTCAAAACTGCTTTCAACTGGAGTTAGGATGAGAGATGTCAATGAAGCTTTGGGAGAGTCCTTACAAAGATGGGTATAGTATGTGCGGAATATATTGCTCAAATTTATCTCAATTAAAAGAAGGATACGGGAAAACCCTACTTGATTTACGTGGCCCCGATCATCTTTCTGAAATAAAAATTGAAGATTTTTTTATAGCTCATTCTTTACTTAGCATTACTGGTGATATAACCCCCCAGCCTTTTATAAAAAACGATATCGCGTGTTTATATAATGGGGAAATTTATAACCACAAAAAATATGGAAATTATAATAGCGACGGTGAGGCTTTAATTGATGCTTATTTACGTGACGGAACCCTATTCCCTCAAAATCTTGACGGAGAATTTGCTATAGCGTTGATTGATTTTTCAAAAAGCTTATTGATCATTTCCACTGATACATTTAGCACAAAGCCTGTTTACTATTCTTTAGAAGGCAAAACTTTCGGATGTAGCTCTTACAAAAGACCACTAGAAGAAGCAGGTCATAATAACATAAAAAAATTGCCACCGAATACTATCAGGGTAATTAATATGCTTCACTCTGACCATGTTGTACATATAGACCACCCAGTTACTACTTTTAACCTAGAACAAAAAAATAACTCCTTTGATGGATGGATTACCGCTTTCGAAAAATCTATCGAAAAAAGAACTCAAAATTGTAAAAAGAAAATTTTTATTGGCTTAAGTAGCGGGCATGACAGCGGAGCTATATATAACGAGCTTATAAAACAAAAAATTGCATTCAAGGCTTATTCTGTTAAAGGTGACGAGAATGACGCAATAATAGACGAAAGAAAAAGTATAATTGAATTTGAAACAGATTGTTACCATAAGACCTTATTTAAAAGAGAAGACGCCTACAACAAGGCTCATGCTTACATAGTAAAAAATACTGAACCATATAATTACGTGATTGAGTCTGACTATGGAGACTATAATGAGTTTTGGAGAAACCTAGTTAGCGATAGTGGGTCCAATTGGCTTTCTTGGGTGTGTGAGCACGCTAAGAAAGATGGATACAAAGTATGTCTTTCTGGCATGGGTGCGGACGAAATAATCTCTGACTATGGATTTAACGGAAGTAGATATTTTATGCATAGTAATTTTGGAGGATTATTTCCAAGTAATCTAGAGGACATATTTCCTTGGGCCAGTTTCTATGGTAGCAGCATGGAATCTTATATCATAAAAGAAGAATACGTGGGTGGAGCCTATGGAATAGAAACTAGATATCCATTCCTAGACAAAGAAGTTGTTCAAGAATTTTTAAACTTAAGCCAAGATCTTAAAAACAAAAACTATAAATCAGCTATACATGAGTACCTACAAAAAAATAACGTACCATTTAGCCCCAACACTAAATTAGGATTTTAGCAAGAATGAAGTTGGTTAACAGAGAGTTTAAAGAGACCCCTGCTTTATGTGAAGTTATGAGTCTCATTAACGGCACGGACAATACCCACTTTACAATAAGGGAAAACCACGAGGAGGATATTTGCTCCGTAAACTATATACCTAAAGAAAATTATAACAAACCAAAAATACTGCACTTTAGAAGTAACCCCACTACAGCCGATGTTCCAGAGGGGCAAGGAGATCAATTTGCGCGGACACTTAACCGTACTAACTATATTCCTGATTTGCCTGACGAAATAAAAGCGCTATTTTATAAAACCGACTCTTTGTCTTTATAATAATTCGATATGCAAAAAACTATGCCAATTTTGATGACCGGATGGTTTAGTCCTTCTATTATAGAAAGGTGTTTAAATTCTTTTAGCGCTATAGAAGGCGTGATGCCTAGAATTTACTTTCATGAAAGCGGAAGCATTAATTCAAACAAAATCAAACCAGTTATCTGCGCAAATCCAAATGTAAAAGGTTATATACAATTTAGAGACAATTATTTAGCGGGAGCTTCTTTGCTGGCTTTTGATCATTTTCAGGAAAACTTTGACGAAGAGTATATGGTTGTTACGGACGGCGATCTTATAATATCTTCTACTTCGATCATGAATCAGATAAAAATTTTCGAAGAAGAGCATAACATAGGGCTAGTTTCTCAAGAGAATATGCTGCTTGGTTATCAATCTGCCGACCGAAAAGCCATGCAAAATTATTTCAATTACACAACTGAAAATGAGTTCGAAAACTTTAAGGAAGTAACAAACTCCGGCGGATGTGCTATAATGATGAGGACAAAGGAATTAACTAGGTTTAGGAACAACGTTTTTAATAGAGACATTAAGTATTCCACAGAAGAACCCTTTTCTGAAGCGCCACAATATAGGCCACCTATTTGGATGGATTTAGATATGTCTAGGTATGTTAAAAATGTTTTGAAAAAAAGAGTCGTAAAATATACGAAAGAACTATGCTATGAGTTAACCTCGGAAGAATATAACGTGGGAGGTACTCCATGGAGAAACCCCCACGTTCGACCAAACAGCGAATATTTAAAAGAAAAATTTTCCACCGGCAACGCTTCTACATATAAAAATAGCTACGCTGACTTATGGAGAAGATATGCGAACGATGGAAATTTCGCTCAATACTGTCATTCTAAGTATTATGAGGGCGATAAAGATTTAAAATATAATGTGATATTATGAACCCTCATAGAGTAACTTCTGATTTCGAAGAAGCTTTAGGCAGTTATACGGGAGCCCCCTACTCCGTCGCTGTTGATAGCTGTTCTAACGCTCTTTTTCTTTGCTTGAAGTATCTTGGCGTTAAAGATAAAGAAATATCTATACCAAGTAACACCTATATGTCTGTCCCATGTCAAATCATCCATGCAGGGGGAAAAGTTAAATTTAAAAAAAGCTCCAAACTTTTAACAGGCTCCTACAAATTGTCTCCCACGCCAGTTTGGGATAGCGCTTTGAGGTTTACCAAAAACATGTACAAAAAGGGGCAGTTTATGTGTCTATCTTTTTCGGGGCCTAAGAAAATTCTTAAACTTGGCAAAGGGGGAGCTATATTAACCGACAATGAGCTAGCATACGAATGGTTAAAAAAGGCTAGATATCATGGACGAGGCCCAGTGTCACACTTGACAGATAAGTTTGATATGCTTGGTTGGAATATGTATATGCCACCAGATACTGCTGCTCGAGGACTATTATTGATGGCGGGTATGAAAACCAACAAAGACGTATCTCAAGAATATCAAGATTTATCAAAATTTGACATTTATAAAACATGAAAACGGCAATCATGCAACCCTATTTTTTCCCTTATATAGGATACTTTCAACTAATAAACTCGGTAGATGAATTTATTATATATGACAATATCGAATATACAAAAAGGGGGTGGGTAAACAGAAATCAAGTCCTATCTAAAGGCGAAAGTAAAAAAATAACATTGCCAATAAAAAAAGCCTCAGATTATTTACATATATTCGATAGGTCGCTAGCAGATTCTTGGCGTAAAGATAGAAAGAAATTACTAAACCAAATACGCTCTCTATACTTAAGGGCACCGTTTTTTAAAAAGACCTATAACCTCGTAGAAGAATGCCTAATGTATGGTGATGATAATTTGTTTAATTTTTTGTTAAATAGCATTAAAAGAGTTAAAGAACATTTAAATATTGAAACACCTATAATTATTTCTTCTGATCTAGACGTAGACCACAGCCTAAAAGGTCAAGACAAAGTTTTATCTATTTGTGAAAACAGATCTACAACAATTTACATCAACGCGATAGGAGGGATAAACCTTTATAGCGAAAAAGATTTTAAAAATAAAAACATTGCCCTATCTTTTATTAAAAGTAGCCCTATTTCTTATAAACAGTTCGAAGAGGATCACTTACCTTGGCTTTCTATCATTGACGTAATGATGTTTAATTCGGAAGAAACCATAGACAAATATTTAAATTCATACTCTCTGATATGAAATGGAAAAAGCTAGGTCAAATTTTTAACCCTCAGTCTTGGAACGATGGGGTTGAGAGAGATTGGATGTTTAGTCATTCCCAGTGTGCTAGCGCTTTAGTCTTTGATAACTTTATTAGGGTGTATTTTTCGTGTCGACCAAAAAATGACGAAGAGGGTCAGGCTACATCATACACAGCTTTTTTAGATATAGATAAGAAAGACTTAAGTAAAGTACTTAGAGTGTCTAAATCTCCAGTTTTACCCCTCGGAGAATTAGGAACGTTCGATGAACACGCCGTATATCCTACGTCAACGATAAGGCATGAAGGTAAGACGCTTTTATATTATGCTGGGTGGTCTAGATGTAAATCCGTACCCTTCAACACTTCTATTGGTTTAGCAACCAGCAATGATGGAGAAAGCTTTAAAAGGCTAGGGCTGGGACCAATTCTTTCCCATAGTGTCGATGAGCCGTTTGTGGTAAGCGGGCCAAAAGTAAGAAAATTTAACAAAAAATGGTATATGTACTATTTAGCAGGAAACAAGTGGATCGCTAACAAGGAGAAAGCAGAGATTGTTTACAAAATTAGAATGGCTACCTCTATAGACGGCATTAACTGGGAAAAAGAAAATAAAAATTTAATCAACAACCTTTTAGAAGATACAGAATGCCAAGCAGGCCCAGACGTGTTTTTTTATGACGGAAAATATCATATGTATTTTGTATATAGATCTGCGCTAAATTTCAGAAACAACAAAAACAATGCTTATAGAATTGGTTATGCATTTTCTAAGGATTTATTTAATTGGACCAGAGATGATGATAACGTAGGTATAACTTTCTCGAAAGAAGGATGGGATAGTCAAATGCTTCATTACCCACATATCTTTAGGCTAGACAATATATTTTATATGCTTTATAATGGAAATGAATTCGGTAAATACGGCCTTGGGCTAGCGAGGTTAGAAAATGATTAGTTACTCAAAAAATATGGCAACCTTGGAACAGGTAGAAAATCATTTGTTTAAATGTGAAAAAATTTTCGTACCCGAATTAAGCACTTATGTAGATATTAAGGAATACTCTGAGAAGTTATTTAACAAGGCTGTCAAGTTTGAGTGTTTTGATGGCGAGACACTTGTTGGGTTAGTGGCTGCTTACGAAGGAGAAGCAAAGTTGTACGTAACAAATGTCAGCACTGATCCTCGTTACCTAAACAAAGGGATAGGGAACGCTTTGATGAAAATGAGCGAAGAATTTTGCGGATTAAATAATTTAAAATATATACAGTTAGAAGTAAAGCCTCAAAATCAAAAAGCCATCTTATTCTACGAAAAAAGAGGATTCGAAATAAAAAATATTGGCACGGGTGGTTGGGGAAGAGAAATCATATATGAAAAGAAACTATAACAAAGAGCTTAAAGATACTTCTGATCATAAATATGCATACAATTTTGATTTCGATGTTATGCATAAATACATGATTGAGTCTTTTAGGCCATTCTTTATGGAGGGCAGCATCTTAGAGCTGGGAAGTTCTTTGGGGGACTTTACAGAAAGGCTTCTTCCATTCTCTAGGGATATTGTTGGTGTAGAAGCGTCAGGCGAAGCTGTGCAGGTTGCGACCAAGAAGTTCGAGGGAAAAGTTAAATTTATACACGGAACATTTGAAGAGGCTTCGTTAGACAAAAAATATGATAATATAATTTTAACCCACGTACTCGAGCATTTGGATGACCCCGTAAAAGTGTTAAAAAGAATAAATGATGAATGGCTTAGCGATGACGGCATTTTTTTTCTAGCCTGCCCAAACGCAAACGCTCCCTCTAGACAAATAGCAGTTAAGATGGGGCTTATATCTCACAATTCTGCAGTCACACCTTCAGAAAAAGCTCATGGACATAGAGCGACTTATGCTCTAGACACGCTAGAAAGAGATGCGGTAAGCTCGGGGTTGAGCGTTATATATAGGTCGGGAATTTTTTTTAAAGCCTTGGCTAATTTTCAATGGGATAAATTATTGAAAACAGATATAATTTCAGAAGAATACTTGGAGGGATGTTTTAAACTTGGTCAGAATTACCCAGACCTTTGTTCAAGCATTTTTTTAGTATGCAAAAAAGGAAATAAAAATGAGACAGGTTAACGCAGAAATTGTTAAAAGCTGGAATCTAGGAGGCTCACAAGAAGAATGGGATCACTACGCTAATGTAGTTCTACCCCATGGAAGAAACGTAATTCCTCCAGAAATAAATTTTGAAAGCCTTTGTGAAATTACAAAGCTTTTTGACAAACACCAGATAGACTATCAAGTTGCTTACGGTACTCTCCTTGGTCTTGTAAGAGACGGCAAACTAATTGAAGGGGATACGGATGTAGATATTTATGTGCCCGTGAAACACTGTGATCAAGTACGTAGTTTAACCAGAGATCATGGATTTATGAAGATGGTTATTAACATGGCAACCGAAAGCTGGTGTCATTGTTTTTTTAAAGTAAGGAGCATCATAAAACCCTGTTTAAAACTGAAGATGCTTACAGAAAAGCTCACACTTATATAGTGGAGAACACTGAGCCATATAATTATGTCATAAAGTCTGATTACGGGGATTACAGTGAAAATACTAAACTAGTAGATGACAGCGGGTCTAATTGGCTTTCTTGGGTGTGCGCTTACGCTCGGCAAGACGGATATAAGGTTTGCCTTTCTGGAATGGGCGCGGACGAAGTAATTTCTGATTATGGATTTGGTGGAAATAGATATTTTATGCATAGCAATTTTGGAGGATTGTTTCCCGACAATTTGAAAGAGATATTTCCTTGGGGATGTTTCTTTGGGAGCAGCATGGAGTCGTATATGATAAAAGAAGAATATGTTGGTGGCGCATACGGAATAGAGACAAGGTATCCATTTTTAGACAAAAATTTGGTTCAAGAATTTTTAAATTTAGAAAAAGACCTAAAAAATAAAGATTACAAATCTGTTCTGCACGAATACCTGACTAGAGAGCACGTACCTTTTGCACCCTACACAAAAATGGGATTTTAAAATGAAACTTACTATTTATCTAACCGCCAATGAAGAATACATTGATTTCGTGAAAGTGTTTCTTTATTCTGTCGGAGAAAACTTTCCTCAAGAAAAATTAAAAAAAATAATTATAAACGATTTGGGATTTTCTTTTGAACAAAGGATTGAGCTCAAAAAGCTTCACCCACTAGTAGAATTTATTTCTACCACGAAAACTAAAGTTAATGCGGACCAAGTATGGGGAGAGGGATGGAGGCTTGCTATATCTAATAAAACAGAAGGCCTATTTTCTATATGCAATGAAGATAATTACCCCATATTAATGATTGATGCTGATACTTTTATCTTAAGAGATTTTTCTGACGAAATATTTTACGGATGCGATGTTCAAGTATGTCAGCAAAAACCCGTCAAAACAGCCTACGGTCAAACTATAGACTACATAGGGTGTTGGTTTGTAGCTCATAATGACAAGGCAAAGGAATTTATTTATAGATGGATGCACAAGATAAGCGGAAGTCAGTGGGTCCACAGAGAAACCCCGGGCCTATGCAGCCTAATGGATCAGCTTAAGAATTCACAGAATACCCATTTTACCGTAAAAGAAAATCACGAAAATGATATTTGCGCTTTAGATTATAACCCAGCAGGGAAAGAGTGGGACAAACCAAAAATATTGCATTTTAGAAGTAACCCTAAATGCATAAACATTTCTAAAACAGGAGAGGAAGAGTTTACTAACGTTTCCGTTAATGACAGCTTTTATCTAGACAGAATAAACGAAACAAAAAATCTACCAAATGAAATAAGGCGATTATACTATAAAGCTGATAAAGAAAATTTAATTTTACCCATGGAATGAAAATCGCGGTTTTAACAAGTCTTTTCGGAAGTCAAAACGATCTTCGTTCATTAAACGTTTGGGAAAGAGAGTATAACGTTGATTACTACGCTTTCTTAGATAGAGAGCATAAAGACTCCTTGGGGTGGAACCAGATCATGTGCCCCGAATTTACAACCCACACCGAGTGGTCACATAGACGAAATGCAAAAATATATAAAATATTACCAAATTTATTTTTACCTGATTATGATATTCATATTTGGATAGACTCCTGTCAAACTGTTATTAAAGACCCCCACATAATTTGCGAAGAGATTCTAAAGGATAGTGACATAGCCCTATTTAAGCATTCTGATAGAAACTGTGTATATAACGAAGCTCAAAAAGTAAACGAATTAAAAGTAGATACGCCAAAATCAGTCGATAGACAAACGGAGTATTTAAAATTAAAAAATTTTCCCGAAAATAACGGCTTATATGAATTAGCCTGCTTTGTTAGAAGAAACAATGAGGCAACAAACCAAATGGGGCTAATGTGGTGGGAAATGATATGTCGGTTTTCTTCTAGAGATCAAATTTCTTTTCCATATGTTCTGTGGAAATTGAAAGATAAAATAAAAATTTCTATTTTACCCGGTTTTGTTAATCATCATGGGGCTAATGATTATTTTCAATACAACGAAATTCATAGATCATTAATAGAAGACTGGCGTAATAAAATTTCTTAAAATGCATATTGTAAATTTTGATAAAAAATACTTGGAGTGGGCTAAATTATTTGTTGAGTCTAATTTACTAGTCAACCCAGATGAAAAAATATATCTTTCTACAGTCAATTTAACTGACGAAGATATAGAAAACCTCCATATTATTAGCGAAAATTTAATCATAGAAAATGAAGCTGTTGACCCTAAGGACGTCCCTGTAGTGGCGGAGCGCATAACAGAACACAACAAAACAGATAGATACGGCCCACTGAGCAACCGTATGCCAGAGTTTATGGCTTCTAGAATTCCAGAAGTTTTTAAAAGGGCCTTCGAAAGATTTACGAACGAAAATCTGTTTGTTTTAACTGGGGCAGATACGTTTGTTAACAAGAAGTTTCCTTTTAAAGATTTTATTGAATCACACGACGCGGGTCTTTTAACAGGAAATACAGGCTCACCTCCTAGTAATATTGCTACGGGTGTTGTATGTTTAAAGAACAGGCAACCATGTAAGGAGTTAGTTGATTTATGGGTAGATTATTCAGAGAATAAACAAAGTATCAGGGGATATCTGAAAGGTTATTGGTTTTGGGATCAAGTAACCCTAAACTGTGCGGCAGAAGATATGGTTATCAATAATAAACTAACAATAAAAGAACTTCCTCACATGGAGCTTATTAACGCAAATCAAGATAAAGAAGCCTATATGTGGTCTGTTCATAAATTAAACAAAGAAGGAAGAAAAAAGGTTTTTCATTCATGGGTAGAAGAGCTAGAAAAAAGGCGTAAACTTTGCTAGAATAAAATTATGCAAAATAAGTTAATCAAACAGAATGGATTCAAAATGCATTCCTCCAGCATTGTAGAATCAACCGACATAGGAGATGGAACAGTAATATGGGCGTTTTCCCATGTTTCTAAAGGCGTTTCTATAGGCAAGAACTGCATGATTGGAGAAGGGGTTCATATAGGAAACAACGTAAAAATAGGAAACAACTGCAAAATACAAAATCACTCTTTAATTTACGAAGGTGTTATCCTAGAAGATGATGTTTTTATTGGGCCGAACGTAATTACCACAAACGATTTATATCCTAGAGCGTTTGGCGAATGGACCGAGCGCTTCGCCAAAACATTAATCAAAAGAGGAGCAGGGGTTGGGGCGAATAGCACAATAGTTTGCGGAACTACTTTGGGTGAATTTTGCATGGTAGGTGCGGGCTCTGTTGTGGTGGATGATGTTATGAATCAATCCTTGGTAAAGGGTAACCCCGCAAGACATACAAGATTTATGTCTGATATAAAGAATAGCCCTTTTCACGGAAGCTTTAGGAACGATAATCCACATGACTCTAGTGGTAAAGACACAGTCTGCACTGCTGATCCTAACCCTGTAACTAAAGATACAAAAATTGTATTTGTAAACCCTACCTGCTCGGAAGAAAATGTCAAAATTTAATCCAGTAGTTTTAATTACTCAGCCTAGAGAAATCACCGAAGTGATAGACTCTATGAAAAAATATATAAAATACCCCAAGGTATGGTTCAAAGGATATACTGAGCCCGAAGTTACTGAAGAAATAAATAGATACGTAAGAAATACTAATTACAGTCATTATATTATATGCGCGGATGACGTTATTGTTAACGAACTGGTTCTCGAAGAAATGGATAAATATGTTAATATATTTTCTCTTGACCATGAAACATCACGAGATATAGTTACTGGGTGGTGTAACTTAGATATTGATCATATAGACGGTAGCTTAAAGCGCGACAGCAACATAGCAGAAAAAGAGATAACCTTGAAAAATGGGGTTTGGCCGTTAAAGAGTGATTACGAATTTTCTTCAATACAGAGCATTTTGTCTAGAAAGGGTTTGATTCGAACATACCTATCTTCTTTTGCTCTGTCTTGCGTGCCTAGAGAAACTTTGATTGGATACCCGCTCGCTACTTATAAAACTCCCGGTTTTCTGTTTGAGAGAACGCCTCGCGCTCAACCCCGTGGATGCTGCGCTGATCACGAATTTTCTCGAAGGATCACCGAAGACGGAATAAAAATTTGGACTACGCCAAAAATGTTTATAAAACACCTGAGAGAAGAGCGTGACGCCTTCCTTAAGAGAAACTGGATCGTAGGAAAAGTTGAACCAACTATGACCGAGGAGACAAGTTTTCCCGTCTTTAAAAAATACAATATTATAAAATGAACTTACTAGTAACAGGTGGATGCGGGTTTATTGGCTCTAACTTTATAGAGCATGTTATAGAAAAAAAACGAGTTCATAAGCTTGTCAATGTCGACTGTCTCTCTTACGCGGGCTCACTAGATAATACAAAAAAAGTTTATAAACACCCTAAATATCTTTTAGAAAAATACGACTTATCAAACTATGGAAAAGCATACGATACCTTTTACAAACACGACATAACACATGTAGTCCACCTAGCCGCAGAAACACACGTAGATAACTCTATATTAGACGCTGACGCGTTTTTATCATCAAATGTACTCGGAACACACAACCTCCTTAAGGCGGCCTTAAAATTCAAAATAAAGCGATTTCATCATGTATCGACAGACGAAGTATATGGTCATCTGAACAAGGGGGACAAAAAGTTTTCAGAGAACACCCCTTACGACCCAAGAAACCCGTATTCTGCCTCTAAGGCTGCCTCTGACTTCTTGGTAAGATCTTATTTTCATACTCATGGATTACCGGTTACTATTTCGAACTGTAGTAATAACTATGGGCCAAACCAACACAAAGAAAAATTCATACCTACCGTAATAAACTCCTTACTAGAAGGAGACCCTATTCCCGTATACGGGAAAGGAGATAACGTTAGAGACTGGATTTACGTAAGCGATCATTGCAATGCTCTATGGAAGATTTTAACAAAAGGAAAGCTGGGTGAAACATACCTAGTCGGAGCAGAATGTGAAAAAACTAATTTAGAAATAATTCACGAGATTTGTAAAATGTTAAATAAGAGTCCTGACGATTACATAAAGTTTGTAGAAGATCGTTTAGGGCATGATTTTAGATACGCCATTAATAATTGTAAAATATTTCAAGAATTAAAATGGAAACCTAAGGTCAAATTAAAACATGGAATTAAAAAGACAATAGATCATTATGCACGAATCATTGATAGATGATGTAAGGCTACATGTTGACGAAATCTCCCCGAACGAAGACGAAACTCTTATCAAGGGGTGGTGTGCGTCAGATTCAGCTGAAATAAAATCTGTGAGATTAACTGCTGGTAAAAAGTTTTCTTTTTCTGGGGATGTTTCGCAAGAGAGAAAAGACGTCTACGAGTATTACGGAAACAATGACAAGTACCTAAATTCCGGTTTCTCTATAAATGTCACCAAGAAGCTAAAGGATAAAGAAGATATATTTTTACAAGTTTTACACGAAAAAGAATGGAAAAATGCCCAGAGACTTGAGGGAACAAGCGTTTATAAAATCTACGAGCCAGAATCAATAAATTTTAAAATTAATAGCAAGTTTGATATAAACGCAATTGTCGTAGACAACTTCTACGAGAATCCAGAGGAGGTAAGGGAATTCGCACTACGGAGAGGTTCATTTAATCCCCACTTAGAATACCACAAAGGCCAGAGAACAGAGGAAGTCTGGAGACCAGAGGAAGTCAAACAATCGCTAGAAAAACTTTTGCAAAAAAAGATTACAGGTTGGGAGTCTCATGGAGCCAATGGCGTTTTTCAATATTGCACTTCTGAAGACCCTATAGTTTACCATGTAGATCCGCAATCTTATGCTGCTGTGGTTTACTTAACTCCTGATGCACCACCAGAGTGTGGTACCACTCTTTACAGAAGCAGGGTTAATGGCTTAAGAGAAGCTCCAACAGAAGAAATAGCAGAACAATTAGGCAAAACAAAAGAACATTTAAACGCTGAAATTTTTAGCGCTGGGTTCTATGACAAAACTAAATTCGAGACAGTAGATGTTATCGGGAACGTCTTCAATAGGCTTGTCGTCTGGGATGCGAGATTAATCCATGCTGCTTCAGAGTACTTTGGTTCTGATATGAAAGACTCTAGGCTTTTTCACCTGTTTTTCTTCGATACGGAGGAGTAATGAAATTGGCAATTCTTCAACCTAATTTTTTTCCGTATAAATCTTATTATGATTTAGTAAAAAGGGTTGATAAAGTTATTTTCCTTGATGATGTATATTACAATAATAAAAGCTGGGTAAACAAAACCCTGCTAAAAGTAAGATCAAAGGATTTTTATTTCAGGATACCCATAAACAACTACAAACAGTTAAACATAAAAGATGTCAAAGTTAAAAATGAAAAATGGAAAAAGAACTTTTTAAAAATGATTAATCTTGAGTATAAATATTGCTCTAATTTTTCATTAGTGTTTCCTATTATAGAAGAGGCGATAAGTTTACCAACAGACAGCATTTCTCATCTTTCTGCTTATAGTGTTTTTAAAATATCCAGCCTCTTCAAGGACAATACAAAGTTTTCTTTTTCTTCTATTGAATACCCGAATGTAAAGGGTTCTATAGAAAATAAAATTTTAACTATTTGCAGAAAGGAAAAGGCTTCAATCTATTACTCTCTGGATAAAACCCCAAGTAATTCGGAAAAATTCCTCAGAAACGGCATTAAAGTAAGTAACTTCATATCTTACAACGGAAAGTGTTCGATCATGGACGACCTGATGACAAACCATTCTTACAACCATTTCCTTAAAAAAGAGTGTAATCTTCAGCAACATGAAAGATCGCAATGACTCGAGCCAGAAGAGTAAAGTAAAAATTCGTGGAGATAGAAAAACCGCAGAAAACTTAACAGAAACAAGCAGAAAACTAAAAACGGCTCCAAATCCAATAAAAAGGCAAATTAAAATAAATCAATTTCCTTGGACCAAAAAACAAAAAGAATTTTTTAGAGTAGCCCTAGACCCTTCTACTAACATAGTTTTTGTCAATGGTCCAGCGGGAACAGCGAAGACCCTGCTTTCTGTATACTGTGGCCTTCAGCTTCTAAACATGAAGGCTGCCAACGACATAATGTACTTACGGTCTGCGGTGGAAAGCTCAGACAAAAGCTTAGGATATTTGCCCGGGGACGCAAACGAAAAGCTAAGGTTTTACAACCTGCCCTTTCTTGATAAGCTGGAAGAACTACTAACGGAAAGTAATGCTCAAAAGCTAGAAGAACAAAAAAGAGTTTCCATGTTTCCCGTTAATTTTGCCAGAGGTATGAACTGGAAATATAAATGTGTCATTCTTGACGAGGCCCAAAATAGCTCAATAAAGGAAATTATAACTGTACTTACCAGAATGGGGGAGGGGTGTAGGTGTTTTATCTTGGCTGACCCAATGCAGACAGACCTGAAGAATGAAAGCTCTCACGGCGGGTTCGAAGGACTGTCTCATATTTTTTCTGACGAAGAAAGTATTAAAATGGGCATATACTCGTTTGAATTTTCTGAGGAAGACATCATGAGATCAGAGTTGGTTAAGTTTTTAGTTAAAAAAATTCACGAATTTGCTGAGGAGGAATAAATGCACGCCGCATTAAGAAAAGAATTCGAAAATCTAAAATCATTATCCAAGGAAAAGGGCGTATCTATTTCTCTCATGGAAACCATGGTAGAGCATGTCATTTTTGTTTCTTCTGGGAAAAAGTTAGTTTGCCTAGCTATACAAGAAGGAAAAATTCACAATATGCTAAATTGCTTTCGAGTGAATCTTAAAAAATGGGAGTGGGCGGAAGCAGAAGGGTTTAACCTAGAAGAAGGAATACCTGACTCATTAAGCGAGGAAATTTTAATTAAGCTTAACACTCCGGACGAATATTTAAGTTATCTGGGCCTTTTGTAACCCGTTAAGATCCGTGATAATTTTTGTTATGTTGATTGGTCCAGTGGTTCTTTTTGTTTAAACCGTTTCTTTCTATATAGACTTCCGTTTCGTGCGCCAATGAGTTTATTTTTTGAAAAAATAGAGCAATTTGCTTATCGGGATTCTTGCAAAAAGGAAAGCTTAACGACATGATTTCTTTTAGTTCTTTTTTCATTTTTTGCCTTAATTTTAATTACACTATGAAAAATATATTTATTTTAAAAAAAACAAAAAAGTGATATAATAATCGTATATGAAAAAGTATTGTTTTAATTGTGGGGCAAAAATGGAATTCTTAATTAAAGAAAGGCCAAAATTTTGCGCACAATGTGGAAAACCGCTGGAGTCTTCGCTTGCCGCTGGCAACGAAGGAGGCGTAATTGAAGATGACTTCGATGACGCTACGGTGGTTAACGTAGGAGGTAACATGCAAGGCTTAGATTTCGATTTAGACACCGAGGATCTGAAGGTAAAAAAAGAGAACCTTCAGTCTCTCATGGGTACGTTAGATGAGCCAAGCCACACAAATCAGTCTCCCGTAAATTTTCCGACCCCCTCGAAGAAAGAGGTTCTAGAACAATACAGAAAAGAGGCCGGAACGTTAAGGGACAGTAGGCGTTCTACAGAAAATGAGCAAGAATGAAAAGAAAGACACAACTAAAAAGCCCACATTCGAAGAAAGCATTGGTTTTATTGATCAAGAAATTACCAAAAGAAGAGGCAAATGGAACTTAACATCGCTTCACTGGATGGATTACGATGATGTTTCGCAAATTATAAGAATTCATATACATGAAAAATGGCACTTATATGACGCAAGCAAGCCGTTAGGCCCTTGGGTAAATAGAATAATTTCTAATCAGATAAAAAATCTTATAAGAAATAATTATGGAAACTTTAGTAGACCATGTTTAAAATGTGAAGCAGCTAGGCCAAACAATGGATGCGATATATATAACTCTCAATGCGCTGAATGCCCGCTATACGCTAAGTGGGAAAAAACTAAAAAATCAGCATATGAGATTAAAATTCCGCTAGCCTTGGAAGATCACTCTCATGAAGTAAGCCCGGTTTGCTTTGAAGACAACATAAACTTAGGTAAGTTTGCCGCAAATTTACATGAAGAAATGAAGACTAAACTAAAGCCGAACGAATGGCTTGTTTACGAAGGATTGTTTATTAACAACAATACAGAGGAGGAAGTGGCGAAAGAAATGGGGTTCAAATCAAACGAAAAGAACAGAACCCCCGGTTATAAACAAATTAAAAATTTAAGAAAAAAAATTATAGAAAAGGTTAAAAAATGCCTAAAAAAGGATGAGGTAGACTACTTATGAAAATACACGACAAATTAGCCAATGGAATATATCTTGGAGCTTCAGCAATTCCGGGCGCTGGAGTAGGGGTATTCACGGGAGTGCCAATCGGAGCAGGAACACCCTCGTGCGAATACAAAGGAGAAACATTTGACAGCTTAGATGTTCCTCGTCAACGATACGAATATACACGGCAGAGCGGGTTCTCAACGCCGCCCCTTATATATACGCAAGCCCATCCGCCGTCAGGATTATACATAGAATCGCACCCTGCTCTTTGTAAAGCAGAAATGGGGTTAGGCTGTTTTGTGAATGACGCAAGAAATCATACGAACAGAGAAAAAGCTATTGAAGAGGAGCAAGATCCGGAGAAGAAACTAAACATGTCAATAGAAGCGGGGTACAATTGTACTTATTTCATAGTCCCAAATGAGCCTATTATTTATTTAACAGCAATAAGGAACATAGAGCCCGGAGAAGAGTTGCTCGTAAATTATGGAGATAAGTACTGGGAGCCTTTTATTGAGGCGGAGCAAGCGCAAAAAAAAAGCCAAGAAGAACGGGAAAAAACAGAACAAAAAAGCGAAAAAGAAAACCTAGAAAAAGAAAAAGAAAATGAGCTCGTCTCAACATAATTCCTTAAGCTCGGAGCAGAAAGAAAAAATTCTCAACGAGTGGAACTCTAGGTTAGAAAATCCTCCTGCTTTATTAGAGTTAATAAGAATAGCTTACCCCGACAGACCAGATCTAGACGGCAGGAGCAAAGAGGGTAGAGAAATTAAAGCGTTTCTTGCGACAAGAAAAATAAAAGCTCACGGCGCTCACGAATACCAAGCTAAAGAAAAAATAAACCTTACAGAAGAACAAAAACAATTCGTAGAAAGCAATGCTTCTATGATGAACGGAAGAGAGATAGCTTGCATTATATTTGCTGACAATGAGCTTACAAATCTCCATCAAGAAGTTCGATCTGTAAATGACCACATAAAATCTTTAGATTTAGAACCGTACGAAAACCCCAATGAGGTTCCCAACTCGGAATATAAGCCGCCAAAAACGTTTGACAAAACCGTTAATACAGTAAATAGATATGTTAATAACGAAATCGATAAAAACAAAATCACAAGCTCTATCAAAAAGAATATCGATTCTTTGATAAACTATTTAAGTACTTATAGGTTTAGCCATCAAATTAATACCTACTCATCACAAACAGACAGAGAGCTGTTTGAGAGCAGCTTTATAAGATATACCCACGACAAGCCAGATTTGTCTCAAGAAGAGGTGGATCAATACATAGTCCTCTCTACCGAAGTCATTATTGCGGCCAGCATTCAAAGAAGAACGGAAAGACTTCAGGAGCTGCTTGATACCGCGGCCGAAGACACAGAGGGAAGGCGTATTGCCATGGCCCTTGTAGACGCTATCAGTTCCGCGCAGACAGAATACAACCAATGCATCAATAGACAGCAAAAACTACTGGACTCCCTAAAGCAAAAAAGAAGCGATGTACTTAAAAACAAAATTAAAGAAAACGCTAGCGTTCTAAACCTTGTTCAGCTTTGGAAGGAAGAGGAAAGCAGAAAGAAACTAATACAGCTAGCGAACATAAGAAAAAAAGCTGTGTCAGACGAGGTAGAAAACTTGACTGGCATGGATGAAATTAAGTGCAGAATTTTAGGACTAAGCAAGGGAGAGGTTTTGGATGAGTAGTGTCATTGTTCCAGCTCCGACTTGTCAGGCCTGTCAAAAAGAATTTGAAACGCATAGACAATTACACGCTCATCTTAAAGCTCACGATTTAAGGGTTGTAGGGTATTATCAAAAGTATTTCCCAAGGTATGATCTTCACAATAATGACATTATTAAATATAAAACCTTAGAACAATATTTTTCGACAGACTTTAATTCTAGAACTAATCTTCGACTTTGGCTTAAATCTGTTGAGAAGGATGAAGCGGCGACTTATTGTAAAAATACTTTATTGAAAAGAAAAAACGACAAGGGTCTTATTTATACTCCAACCCAAGTAGAACTTAGGACAATACTTTCGCCACCCATTCAATATCTGCGAGAAATTCTAGATGGATACTACAAGGTCTGTGAAGAAATGGGGTTTAAAAATAAATATCAATTACCCTCAGAAATAGTTGAAGGAAAAGAGTACGCGAAGCCGCAATATTCTATACATATAGATACAAGAGAGCAACTCCCCTTAAAGTTTGATGATTACCGCACTAGGTCCACGACGTTATCCGTGGGGGACTACACTTTTAGCGAGCCCAAGCTAACCTGTAACTGCTATATAGAAAGAAAATCTTTGGCTGACTTTATTTCTACCATGAGCGTCAAAAACTTAGATAGATTTGAAAAAGAAATAATAAGAGCGGAAGACGAAAAAATTAACTTAATCATTTTAGTAGAAGACACCTTGGCTCACGCCGTTAGTTTTAAATATTTGCCCCATATATCAAAGAAAATAAAAGCAACGCCAGAATACATATTTCATAACGTAAGAGAGCTAATACAAAAATACCCACACATTCAGTTCCTGTTTGTGGGTGGCAGGAAAGAGGCGGAAAGAGTAATTAAAAAAATATTTTTTAGTGGGTGTTTTTATAAAAAAATAGATCTCCAGTACGCGTACGATACGAAAGTTTTATAATGTGGTATTGCCCTGAAAAATACGAAATCGAGCCGGAAAACATCAACGAAAAAATGATGTCAATAGAAGGCTTTTTGTCGGACAGAGAAGCCAAGATGACATTGGCAAAATTTTTGCACGCCAACCTAGGTTTTACGACAGAATTGATTTCAGGTATTAAGCTTGCTCCTTTTCAGGAAGTGACTCTCAGGGGAATGATGAACAGAAATTTTAGCATGTGCGTCTGGGGTCGTGGCTGTGGCAAAACTTTTATAGCTTCAGTGTTTTGTTTTTTGCAATGTATTTTTAATCCGGGAACTAAAATTCTTGTGGCTGGACCAACTTTTCGTACGGCAAGATTTATATTTAGTAATTTGGAAAAATTAGTAGAGTCTAAAGGCGCAGAATTGTTAGCTCAATGTTTTGGAGCGAAAGTAAAGCGTAATGACCAGTTTGAATGGTCTATTAATGGAGGGACAATTACTGCAATTCCGCTTAACGGAGAAAAGATTCGTGGTTTTCGCGCAAACGTACTTTTGCTAGACGAGTATCTTTTATTGCCTGAAGATTTGATCAACACAGTTCTCATGCCGTTCTTGGTAGCTCCGCAAAACATGAAGGAGCGCATAGAGATCAGGGAAATGGAGGATAAATTAATTGAGTCAAAACATATGAAAGAAGAAGATAGAATGGTTTTCGAAAATGACTCTAAAATGATAGCTCTATCCTCTGCTTCTTATACGTTCGAAAATCTATATAAAACTTATAAAGATTGGGCGAATCATGTTTATGATGATAAAAAATCAGACTCTTCGTATTTTATTTCTCAAATGGGGTACGAGGCCTTACCAGAACACATGATTGATCAAACCATCATTGAAGCGGCCCAAGATGGGGGGACATCTAACGCTTCTTTTCAACGTGAGTATTGTGCTATGTTTACGGATGGAAGTGATAGTTATTTTAGCGCCATCAAAATGCACGCATGCACTATCCCAGACGGAGAAGAACCAACAACTCTTATAAAAGGAAGACAAGACAAAAAATACATAGTAGGCATTGACCCCAACATGAGCGATAGCCCAAGCGCGGACTACTTTGGTATAGCAATAATGGAAATTGACGAAGAGAAAGAAACCTCTACGTTGGTACATAATTATGCTGGATTAGGCAACCTAAATAAACACGTACAATATCTTTATTATATATTAGAGAATTTTGATCCAGTTTTAATTTCTGTTGACAATGCTGGGTCGGACATGTTTCTTGATGCTTCCAACAATTCTAAGCTTTTTCTGGACAACAGGATTAGCTTAAAAACAATTGAGTTTGATTCCAACAAGGAAGGCACAGATTATATTAAACAAGTAAGAGATTTTAAAAGAGCGTATAACAAAGAAAATAGACAAATAGTGTTCAATCAAGTCTTTTCAAGCGATTGGATAAGGAAAGCTAACGAACTTTTACAGGCCAACATTGACTACAAGAAAATATGGTTTGGCTCTAAAACCACGGCTAATGGCTCCGAATTCGATAAACAAAGCACTTACAAGATTAATTTAAAGCAAGTTAATGAAGATAATTTGGGAATGTTCATAGAAACTCAAGATGATCTAGTATACCAAGTTAAAAGACAATGCGCCTTAGTTGAGGTAAAAACCACGGCGAGAGGAACGCAGACATTTGACTTACCGCAACACTTAAAGCGGAATACTAGCGCGAACAGAGCAAGAAAGGACAATTATACCGCATTATTACTTGTGAACTGGGCAACGAAATGTTACTTTGATATGCAAAATTATAAGTTAAACGAAGGAAGTGCGACATTTACCCCCAGAATGGTGTAATGTAAAATAAGATTTAATTTTAAAAAATACGCCAAAAAAAACTAAAATGAAGGAAAAGAAAGAAACTCCAAAAAGCGCTGCTCCCAAAAAGCCAAGAAAGCCAAGGGCGTCTACAGCAAAGAAAGAGAAAGCTTCCATTGGACCGTTGATGACATCAACGGCAGGATATACGCTTGAGTCCGTTTCTCATTCTGACTCAAGCACCTCAACTTACAGAAGGAACAAGTCAGGCAATATAGAAAGAACCGACAAATTTACGAACATTGAAAAGGGTCTTATTCCGTTCAAGACTTATACTGGCTCAGGGCAAAGTGGAATCTCCATAAGGGACGCCATAATTTTATGTCAAAAAGCGTATTACAATTTTTCTGTATTTAGGAATACAATTGACTTGATGACAGAGTTCTCTTCGAGTGATATTTACTTTGAAGGAGGAAGTAAAAAATCTCAAAAGTTTTTTGAATCTCTTTTTAAAAAGATAAATGTTTTTGACTTGCAAGATAGATTTTTTAGAGAGTATTACAGGTCGGGAAATGTTTTTTTCTATAGGTTTGATGCGAAGCTAAAGCCTGCTGACATTAAAAAAATAAGCCAAACATTTGGCGCAAAAGCTAAAACCGTAAAGATTCCATTTAGGTATGTGATTTTAAACCCAGCAGATATACAAATTTCAGGTTCGTTAAATTTTAGCCAAGCAAGAAAATATCATAAAGTACTTACTGACTACGAGCTAGAGAGAGTAAGAAATCCTAAGACAGAAGAAGATAGGGAAATATACGACGCGCTTGATCCTGCTACAAAAAAGAAAATTAAAGGCAGTCCTCTTTCTAACGCGGTCCTTATGCTTCTAGACGCAGATAGATTTCATGCGGTATTCTACAAAAAACAAGACTACGAACCCTTTAGTGTTCCCATGGGGTATCCAGTTCTTGAAGATATAAATCACAAGGCTGAACTAAAAAGAATGGACATGGCGATAACGAGAACCGTTCAGCAGGCCATCCTTCTTGTCACCATGGGGACAGAGCCAGACAAGGGTGGAATAAATCAAGAAAATCTGCTAAAAATGCAAAACCTTTTTGAGAACCAATCCGTAGGAAGAGTTCTTATAGCGGATTATACCACTGATGCTAAATTTGTAATACCGCAAATTGGAGATATTTTAGATCCTAAAAAATACGACGTTGTCAACGCCGACATTAATTCTGGATTAAACAATATGCTCACGGGAGTTGATACTGGGGGAGAAAAATTTGCCAATATATCTTCAAAGGTTGAAGTTTTTATAGCAAGGTTAAGGCAAGCTAGATTAGCTTTCCTGAACGACTTCCTTACGCCTGAAATAAAAAGGATCTCTAAGTCTCTCGGTTTTAAAAATTATCCCACTCCAAAATTAAACGAAGTTCTCTTAAGGGACAATACAGAAAAATACAGGGTCTACACTCGCATGGCCGAACTAGGACTGTTGACGCCAGAAGAGCTTTTTGAGGCGCTCGATACAAACAAATTACCGAACAAAGAAACCTCAATGGATTCGCAAAGGAAATATATAAACGACAGAGATGAAGGACTTTACTTTCCGCTAGTTGGTGGATCACCCGTAGAGAACCCAGCCATGGAGGGGTGGGTACCTCAAGAAGTTGCTCACCCAGAATTACAAAAAACGAACACAACCCCCCCAAGCAAAAAAACTGCACCAAAAACTACTACCCCCAAAAAAAGCCAAACAACTTCCCCCAACGTAGGAAGACCTTCCGGAACCAAGGGAATCCCTCAAAAAGAAAAAACTACGGCAGAAGTAAACTTTAGCTTTGAAGGCGTAAAACAAAATATCGTAAAATCTCAAGATTTAGAAAAACTAGTTCAAAAAGAGCTTAGAAAAAAACACAAGAAAACAAGGCTTACCAAAAACCAAAAAGAGGTGGCCGAAACAATTAGTCACATAATTATTTCCAACGAAACCCCCGACAAGTGGAGCGAGTGCGTAGCAAAATATTGTGAAAAACCAGTAGATCAAAACGCAGAACAAGTTAGACGAGTAGAGGATATCGCCATAAAACATCAATTAGATACTTTTATGGCAAGCATACTATTTCACAGCACAATAAAGAACGAAGAAAATGAGTAGATTTAGACACACAGGTTTACGTAGTACTCAGTTAAATATAAGCAGGAACTCCGCTTTTTTAACGAGCAATAATGGTTTGCTTATTCCCGCGCCAATGGCTCACCAAAATATCGTTATAATGGATGTTATTGAATGCGGTTGTTCTGCTTCAGGAAAATTAGGCACTGGGCCCAACGGGGGAGGCGTACATCTTTGTAACGTAAACCAAGGAAACAATCATCTCAGAGCTCCTATTCCCGTTCCTAACGGTCAAGCTGTTTATACAGATATGCAGGGGGGAGAAGTAACGGTTACCTACGCTATTGGGCCTCATTTCTCTGACACAACCGGAGCAGGCTCAGGAAGTCAAGTCGGCGCAACAACTACTACTACCACTCCAGCAGCTACGACAACGACAACCACAACAACTGATGCACCCGGCTCAATGACAATGGCGTGGGCTGCCGCAACCTCTTCCATTACAGAAGCAATCAATAACCAAGTTTTATATATTACTGTTAATAGAAGCGATTCAACTGGCACTGCTACCGTAGCTTATAGTACGACTGACGGAACTGCTACCGGGTCTGGTCCAGAGCGAGATTATGTTCCTCCTTCGAGTAATGCGTCTATATCTTTTCAAGCGGGAGAGTCATCTAAAACCATAGCTATAGAAATAACAGCGGCAATTTATGGAGGCTGGGATGAAGCGGATGAGTTATTTACAGTTACTCTTTCTAACGCAACTTGGTCACTTGGCACGGTTAGTTTGCCAAGCCCAACTCATACAGTAACTATTGTTAATTTACCCGCCGCGACAACGACAACAACCTCGTCGGCTCAGGAGTGTGGGGTAGGATATAACTGTGTTTGTTCGGTCTATGCTTGCGGCATGCCGTATGACTGGATGAATGGAGAATGGGTTTGGTTTTCGACCGGAATTGACAGTCATCCTGTTTACCGTATAGAAGATCCAAACGATTCAAATCAATTTGGTTTACTAAATTGGAACTCGCAAAATTTCCCCGGTGGTTATGGGTGGAATATTTTTTACGATTCATGGGACGCCGGCACTTCAGCTTACACAGGGAAAACAAATCTTCACAAGAACGCTCCCGGTGGAGATTGTCCGTATACTGGCTTGGCTGACAACAGGTGGGTTCATGATGGAAATATTTTTGAATTATCGTCGATTAACGATACAAACATAACCTGCCAGACAACTACCACTGCCGCGCCAGCAGCGGAGACGTATTTTGCTTGGAGCACCATAGTTGCCCAAACACTTAATGAAGTGGCTGGAGCTGATGTTGTTTTGACGGTTACACGATCAGGCAATACCTCCACGGCAGCAACAGTAAGTTATGCAACGGCTGACATTACTGCTGTAGCGTGGGCAGACTATATTCCCGCGAGTGGGACACTCAGTTTTGCCGCCGGTGAAACAAGTAAAACTATTACAGTTGACGCTAAAGGTGACACTTCAATAAATGGCGACGAAACATTTAAGGTAGTGTTAAGTAGTCCAACTCAAGTAGGCGGTCCTGCTTCTATCATATGGCCTGCAGACGAAGGTGGAAGCTGTACAGGCGGTAATTCTTGCCCCAATATGCCAACCGCAGCAGAAAACGTCATAACCATGATCGAAGCTTATGAGGTTACCGTAGGCTTTACGCTTTCGTCTTCAATAGTTACGACAGAGGGAAATTCTGGTTCGGTTGCGCACTCCATCAATGTTGAAAGAGACTCAGACCCCACTGGTGTTATTTCTGGAGGCACGTTAACCGTTGACTATACGACAAGCGATGGAACTGCTACCACGGCGAACGGAGACTACGACCTTGTTAGTAGCACTTTGACTTTTGCTTCTGGGGTTGCTAATCAGGTAATTGCTGTAAATATAAACGGCGATGGAACATTTGAAAATAATGAGTATTTCAACGTTACTCTGTCAAACCCAAGCATTAATGTATCCGGGGTAACGGCGAAAATCGTTGGGTCAGCAGTGCATGAAGTGCAAATTACAAATGACGATTTTGGTGGAGAATCGACAATCTGTGTGGTTGGGGCTGTAAATTCTGGATCGATAGATGAAGATCGCGTAAATGGTCAATATGATCGCGAACCAAGCTTAGAGGCTGGAAAAGTTCAATATAAAAAGGTAGACCCAAATCCCGTCCCGCCGGGAGGCTCAGGATGGATATTCTGGACGACTTACGGCGGGGGTCAATGGGTAATAGCACACAACACTGATGCTAACCCGACAAGTTGGTCATGGGCATACACTTCCAGCGAGGATGTTGCGTTACCATACGACGTAGCCCACGCCAACTGGACTGCGGTAACCGCTGGTAGCTCTGGTTGGCTAACTCCATCTGACCCCCTTATAAATGATACGCTTTGTACAACCACTACGACAGCTGCGCCCGCCGTAATGTGCGTAACAGGCACTGGCAATAGCGACATAGATGGAGACTGGTGGCTTTATACGGCTGGCGGCGGGTGTAATTCTCAACTTGAATATTTTCAAAATCATCGCGGGGGATATACTTATTATATGTCGTGGGATTCCTCTGGCGGGACTTGGATAATTGCGGATGTACCATGTTTGGGGGGAGGATATATTGCGGAATATGTAAGCGATTTTGTCGGCACCGCTGGTAATCCTTGGACGACCGCATGGACTACTGAGGGAATCTATGTAGACTCCGGCGCTTGCGTTCCGTCAAATGTTTGTATCGTTCAGAGCATGAACGGATACCCGTACGGTGATGATTTTCACCCAATTCCTGACTGGGTATTAAATACCACTTGGACACCTAACGGCACCACGTGTCATTGGATGAACGCAATCGAGTATACCAATAATGCTCCAGACGGAACCACTTTGTACTTATCTAATAGCGACTGGTACGACTGGTGGGCAATCTCTACGTCTTCTTGTGATGATGTTCTTAATGACGTAGTTGCAGTCAGTGATGGTACTGGCGATAACTCAAATCCTTGGGGAGAAGCTTGGACTAACGCTGGTTTTACCGTAACAGAATTACCCAACGGAAAGCATTGTTATCCAGAAGGTACGGCAAATTTCTGTATAGATGCGCCGGGGTATCCCTCGATTGATACTACTTGGGTTCCGTATCATACATTAACAAATCAATCGACTTATCCGGTGTGGTGGAATCAGTACGCCAATGGCGCTGCTTTATTTATGTGGCACCAACACGATATATCAACCCAAGGTTGGATTATAACCTCTGACCAATGGGGCGACAACACGCAGAATTACTGGGCCTCTAGTGATGATGATGCAGCTAACCCTTGGAGCGCAGATTGGACTTCAGAGTTGGACAGCATAGGGGCAAGCATTGGCTCGGGAGATTGTTCGTAAAAAGTGTAATAACTATTATGGAAAACAACGAAAACAACGAAGACAAAATCAAATCTCTTTATAACGAGGGCGTAGACATCTCTCTGCCTGAAGATATATTAGTGCCTAGCGTAGAGGAAATTGAAGACGAAAAAATTTACAAAAACGAAATACAAGATGATGTAGATGTTCCATTTAAGTTTGCTTTTATCGGCGCAGGGCAAGGCGGCGGAAGAATAGCTCAAACCTTTAAAGGGCTAGGATATAATAGGGTCGCGGCAATTAATATGGCTCAACAAGATTTAAATACAATTTCCCTAGAGAATAAGCTTTGCATCGGTGATGGAGGCGCGGGCAAGCAGCCAGAGTTAGCTAAGGAAATTTTTCAAGGCAAAAAAGAAGACGTATTGGATTTCATGCGTTATTCATTCGGCGAATCATTCGATAGAATTTTTGTATGCGCCGGAGGAGGTGGAGGATCAGGAAGTGGAATGGTGGGTCCCTTGGTAGAAACCGCCTTTGAGCTTCAAAACAGTCTAAACGGCGCTTTAAAGAATAAAGTGGGAGTAATCTTGACGCTTCCTAAGAAATCCGAAGGACAAAAGGTATTGTCTAACGCAGCGAAAGCACTTCATGATGCGGTCAATTTAAAAAACAAAGGTATAATATCGCCGTTAATTATTCTTGATAATGAAAAAATAGGTCAACTATACCCAAATCTTTCCGTAACTAAATTTTGGGATACGGCAAATTCTAATGTGGCAGGATTATTTCACCTGTTTAACTTAACCTCAAACAAAGATAGTAGTTATTCGTCCTTTGACAAGAACGACTATAAAACGATATTAGATTCCGGGACGGTTGCTTTTGGTGTTTCTACGGTTAAGAAGTGGGATGACCCCGTTGCTTTCTCTAGAGTGGTTAGAGATAATGTTAAAAATAGCCTATTGTCCGGAATGGCAGATATCTCAACAGCCGATAGGGCTGGGGTTATTATCATAGCGAGCGAAGAAATACTTGGTGAACTTCCTCAGAGCTACATAGACAAAGCGCTTGATCAGCTCAACAAAATGCTAAGGGGCGGAGGCGTTGTCCATAGGGGCATTTACAGTGGAGATAGGCCAGCTTTGACAATCTTTACTGCCATAGGAGGATTAGCGAATCCACCAATAACAAGATGAACGATATTGCTGTAATAGCTCCTTTTCTAGATTTTGATAACAACCCCTTAAGGGTTAAGGGTTTTATGGAATTCAAAAAAGGGCTAGAGCAACAGGGCGTACCCTTCTATATAATTGAAATTTTTTCCGAAGGAGACTCTCCAAAAATAAACAACCTTTGTAACAAGGATAACTATTTTTATGAGACCGTATTTTTTCCTATTTGGGTAAGGGAAAATGCAATTAATATACTATCTTCAAAGGTTCCATCTAAATACACGAAGTTAATATGGATGGACTGCGACATGACCGTAAAAGAAGATGATTGGGCTAACAACGTCTCCAAGTTGTTAGACGATCATAAACTAGTTAAAATCGGCGAATCCATGTCTTGGGGAGGTATGGCCGCTCATAGAGATTTTTTTCAATCAGTGGGTTTATTTGATGTTGATTTTTGTGGAATGGGGGATTACATATCTTACTTGTCTGCCACTAAAGAAGATTTATTGAAGGGAGAGGAAGAATTTCTGGACTTGTATAGAAACATAAATTTAGAAATTTACTTTAAAATTCTTTCTTATAGAAAAAAGTCATTCGAGTACTTTCAGGGCGACTATACAATTTTGGAGGCGGATATTGAAAAATTTATATCCAATCAAAATATGTTAATGCCCGAATCTCTAAAAGGGAGAACACAAAAATCCCTACTGCTTAAATACATAGACTTAGAAAGAAACATAACTACAGAAGGAATTCATAACATAATTAAAATTAAAAATGTTCATGACCTCAAATACCCCAAGGTATTCATGAACTACCTGCGGTCAGGAGTGACAGAAGAAGGGAAAATCTATACCCCCGACAACTTGGGCTTGACCTCGAATCATAGCGAGCCAGAAGAAGACTCTGACAAAACCAAAACCATCATAAGAGAACTAAGAAACTTAAAACTAGCTCAATTTGAAATCATGCAAAAAGAAACGGAGCTTTTAAAAGTTTTAGAAAATCAAAATAAATAATTAATTAAAAAAAGGTGTAATCATTATGTATGAGATTTACTATAGCTCTTTTTTTAACTTTCATTATGTCGGGTTGTGGGGTATTCCAAAGCTTAAGGACCTCGAACCACGTTAAAGAACAAAGAGCTAAAAATTTAGACCCTTACCACGTATATAGCTGCGGTCCGAAAGCGCTTCATAAGGTATTCCTTCGGTTTGGGATTTATATTAGCGTAGAAGACTTGAGTCACTCAATGCAAAGTAGTCCTTCCTGCGCCAACCTCCTTCGGGAAATAGCCTGCGTATTTAGCATGGAAGGCAGGGAAATAACATTCCCAACAGAATTAAAAAGTATTTTAAAGAAACATGGGTTTAGGATCGTCAATGTAAGTGACTTGGAAGAACTTAACGAAAATGAGGATACCGCTTTGGTTTTAGTTAAACGAAAAAACAACCTAAATTATCATTGGATGTGCTTCCCCGTGGACAAAAATATCAAAACATTTTTTGGAAAAGATACGATTATTAAAGAAATATACCTTATCAAAAAGTAAAGCTAATAATTATTAATTTTTATTGAATCGTTTTCAGTAAAAAAAGTGTATTCTTATATGTGGGGAAGATTTTTTTCATGAAAAAACTAGACATCGAAGGACTTAACAATGATGCTCCAAACGAGAGCAATAGAGACAAGCAGGAGGAAGACATTAAGTTTTCCACAAAGCTTGTTGACTACTTCTCTTCACAGGTGAAAGCCTTCAAAGAAGACCACAAAGATACCCTGACAACCAATCAACTTAAGAAAGTTTATTGTCATGGAGCAAGGGAAGGTAAGGATCAAGGGTGCGATAATCTTAATTTGTATTCTTTGGCTAGAGTGCTCATGTTTATAAGGTTAAAATCGGGAGGCAAAATGACGCTCAAGTCGGATGCTCCCGAGCAAGTCAAAGCCACAAAGCTAGAAATGGAAGAAACCCAAAAACTTATAAAGCTTTCAAGCTTTATTGACATTTCTGAATCTTGGGCCCCCGCCGAAGAAGACTTCGAAAAAGCGCAAAAAGAAATGGACGAAAACGACCTAAATCATAAATATGAAGATATAAATGATTTATACTTAGAGTATCAACCGATAGAACCAAAATGGGATTAAATATTATGGATATTGATTTTACAAAACAAATTGCAAGCTGGAAAGAAAAAGATGTCTTGCACAAGCCTTTCCCAACGGGAAACGGTTATGCTCTCTTTTCTAAGAATGAAGAGGGTAACTTTATTAAAATTCTCTTTTCTAGCCAAGAACATATTAAAAATTATTTGAATGATTTAGGGTATGATTGGGGCAACGAAGGAAAAGACGAATATAGAAATTTTGACTGCGAGCATCGCCTCCTCAAAGTTATGCCTGAGCTGTCGGGAGCAGAAAGCGTTGCAGCTGACCCACAATGGGATCCAGATAAATCACCCGAAGAAACGGTAACCAAGCATGACTCTTCTAGAAAAATGGAAGATATGCCTCATTTAGCCGTTGAACTTAGAGAAGTAGATCACCCGATCGGATATGACGATCGAACCCACGCTTCAGACGACAAAACTGCAACTTCTAAAAAGAAGCTCCCACCGTGGATGAATAAAGACAAAAAAGATGACAAAAAAGATGACAAGAAGGGGGATAAAAAGGAAAAGGGTAAAGATGGCAAAAAGCTTCCGCCGTGGCTAAACAAAAAAAAGAGCAAATCAAAAGATTACTCCGAGCTTTACCGCAAAGTCGCTGACGCTGAATACGGTGGCCCTCTCAAGGTGGGGGACAACGTAAAAAACATTAACAAAAAATGCACTCATTACGGAAGCGAAGGAGTTATTAAAAAGTTCAATGACATCCCCGGTGATAAAGGGGTGACCATTGCCTATAAATGCACCAATGCTGGAAAAAACTGGAACGAAGGAGATGTCTTAGATAAAACCCCAGATCAACTTGAGAAAAAGGACTAAGTATGTATTTCAGAGAAACAGGA